GCCGATTCGTCTGTATCCTGTTCGAGCATGGCTAAAAAATCTTGAATAGTGCCGCGGAAAAGATTAAGTTTATCGTTGGCCAGGTGAGAATGATCACGCCAATATTATGAATTGAACCCATCGGACGGACGTATTGCGATGATGTGGGCGTTAGTGAATTTTTAAAGTTTATGCCATTTCGAACCGATATCGAGAATGAGATCTGGTTTAGAATCGTAGACAGACCGCATGAACATATTGTCGTTGACTGATCGAGGGTAAGGATGACCACCCATATAAGTATAAACACCGTTCCAACCCTATTTAACTTCGTGTGATATGGAAAAATAGCGCTCTATGAGATGTCGGGAAAATAACCCATATAGAAAGGTGAATGAATATTTACCGTTTTTTCCGAGAGGACGTACGGTGACATCGGGTGCGGTTGGATCCGGACGTGAAAGTCGTTCGGATGACTATTAAACGTTGTCACCAGTCATGATACTATTACCAGCGCCGAGGTGCATCATATGGCATTTTGCGTCATCAGGATGTCCGGCCTAGTCGCAGAGTCTGATGGCAACCTTGCACTTACCGGTGCAGGCCATTGTTGTGAGTCGAATATGGTCGTTTTCACACCACGATCTAAAACAGTCCCCGGTTTTGTCGACGCATGGAAGGGGGGGATGGATTTGACGGCAACCCTGATCGTCTTATACGAGCATGCGTTTACACAAAGTACCGTATGGACATAGTTCATTACTGTTGTCTCGAAGGTCCTGCCTATCTACTGACTGCTAATTCTTTTATTTATATGAATTATCTGTTTTCTCGGTGCGCTACGATGATTATTTGCTAACTTTAGGCTGGGGTGGAGCGTGAGGTAAAAGTTCAGCTGGAGCATACTGCGTTGGGGTAGCTTTATCGTGTTTTTAATGGCAAAAGAAATAATCAGGGCCTCGATGATCATAGACGCGCTTAGTTGCAGAATGGTCTTTGCAGACGGTCTTGTTGTTAGATGAATGGTCTTTCTTGCATTATTTAAAATAACAACGGTGATGGGGATCTTCGACGTGTTGATCGGGGCATTTAAGACCGATAATATGATTGACACAAGGTTTGAACCGGCACAGTTGTTTCTAATCACAATCGCAGCAAAATGACGGAGGTCGAAAATGATAGGCGTCGCCGACGTCGTCTATAGTACGACCAAAAAGAGTAAAGGCAGAGAGCAAATGTTCGGGATTAGTTTAAATAGAAGTGATTAAACCCTGTAAGTCGTCTGGAATATCATATGCGATTTGGCCTTTTGCATCGAATTAACCCTGTTGCTTCATCTGTTACGCGTTATTGTCGCGAGGTATAGAAAAATAGAGTGAGCGCCAGACTGAGTGATAATTAGTATCGGCATTGGAAACGGCTGCGCCGGTGAAATTATCATAATCGACATTGTTAAAACGAACTACTAAATTTTTCGAAACAGGTAGATCTATAATTACCCACCAATGTTAGTCTATACTAACATAATAGACCTTCCCGGAGTGTTATACAGAACCACTAGAAATCTATGTTACTTGATCGCGTGCATAAAAAACGGAATCCATCCGAGATAAAGGGGCGAAAGGTTTTAATTGAGTGGCACCGCTACCGTTATCCAATACTGCGTTATATAGCTTATCAAAATCACAAACATTATCTAATTGATCAGAGGGTATGTTAAGTTCGCGACGGTATGCAACGTCCACCTTGAGCCAATGCTGTTACGCAGCTTTTGTGATTTTAGAATAGAAACTTTGATCCCATGATTTTGGCTTGCCTTAATATGTCCCGAACCCATTCATGGCAACGTAGGGGCGTCGAATTGCAAAGAGAAGGGCGTCAATACCGCACAGCTTACGGTTAGATACAGGACAATATACGTATCGATTATGACCGCTATACTATATAACGCGGAAATTACCCTCTTTAATATCAGAGTTCAACTTAATGAAATCGTTGGCTTCCTTAAGGTTGAGCTCGGTTAGTGTCTTCATTTATAACGGATAACAAAAAAGATCGTCTATGTTTACATCGGTTAAATCCAAATCTGAGGGAAAACTACGGGCGGGGGT